CTCGGCGTCACCAGCAAGCCCAAATATGTGCGCGACCGCTACGACGTCGAGTTCTGCTCCAAGTGGTTTTGGCCCTCCAAAGAAGGAGGTGCTCTGGCGGCCAAGCCCGGCCGCCTCTTGGCCCGCATTGGTTTCACTCATCTTAGCAAGGAAACCGTCCCCCACTCATCCGTGTGCCATGGTCTTTGGATCGACAACGCTCACGTCCCTTTCGTACGAGTCTACTTGGAACGATTTCGTCACGGTCCCATTCGCTACCTCCGAGAGTACAGCGACATTCGTCATCTACAGTCCGCACACCATGCGACCAGTGAAACTTGGACCATGTTCTTCCTCAAGTACGGCCTCACCGAGAGCCACGAACGAGCATTCGCCCAATGGTTGCGAACTGTTCCGGATGGACCCGTCATCGCGCACCATCCCCTGATTGACCACCTTATTAGGTGTGACGCTTAGTCGCTCGCACTCAAGTTTTCTACATTAGTCATTTTCGTCCACCCTTTTGTGGCAGCCAACGATCGTCGTTGGGATTGTTAGTAGTAGAACTCAATTTCGTCCACCCTTTCGTGGCAGCTCGAAGTAGGTCGGGGATTTAATTATTAGATTGCGCGGCATGTGCTGGAAATTCGAGGTGGAGCGGCGCCCACCCAGCCCACATAGCCCAACAAGAAAAATTCTTACTGTTATTACAGGTTCTTTGCCGATGTCAGTCATCAACCCGCGCCGTGGCTTTCGCAAGCCGACACGGTCCTTGCCAAAGTGGTGGCCAACAAACTCGGAATCAGGACAGGCCTCAAGTCCCGAGGAGCGCGCAAGCGCAACAACTCCCTAGCCAAGGTTGAGAAAGAAGTCGCCCGTGAGGAAAAACATGAGCGCAAGGAGCGCGTTCCCGACGTCATCACCCCTGCTCGGGACGCGGCGGTCGCCTATGGATTTAAGAAAGTTCAGAAAGGACCCAAATTTACCGGCAACATGTTCGCCGAAGGAGGCTCAGTCGGCCTCGAGCACTCGGAGCTATTGTCCGAGTTGCCCGGATCAGTCAGCTACTCCGCCACTGCTGTCGCAATCCAGCCTGGCCTCGCCTCCGTCTTTACCTATGGAAGCAAGGTGGCGTCCATGTTTGAAACGTACGAGTTTGACTATCTCCGTATTGAATACACTCCATATTGTCCATCCAGCACCAATGGTCTTGTGATGCTCGCCATGGACTACGACGCCGCCGACACCACGCCAGCCACCAAGAAGGACCTTTCCCTGCTGAGTGGATTTACTCAGGGATCTTGCTGGAATCGCGTCACGGTCAATTTTGACCGCAAGATGATGAATCGAATTCGTCATTTCATCAGGACCACAGGCCTGCCTTCCAACAACGACATCAAGTTCTACGACTCAGCGATCTTGTATGTTGCCACAGTGGGCATGGCTACGACCGCGAACGTCGGGGACATCACCATTTCTTATAGGTTGAAGCTTTACACTCCCCAGATTAACAGTTCGCTTTTTGTCAACGCGCAAACTGCCATGTGCGTTGGTCGTGTTTCTGTCGCGTCCGTCGCCAGTAGCGCAGCTGTCTACACCAACATGACTTGGAATAGCGGCACAACTAACCTGCCGTTTGGTGGCGCCAACTTGTCTACAGTCCAGTGGGCTACGGGTCTCAACAACACCCTCACGTTCACCATGCCTGGATACTACTTGTATTGCATGACTGGCACTGGCATGACCACAGCCATTGCCAGCGGCGCCTCCATCTCTTTTGCCGGCCCCAACGCGGCTGGCTCGTCCTGGACTCAAATCCGTTCGGGTACCGACGCTGGAGGAACGACCTGGACAAGTTTCGGAATTCTCGTCATTGCCGGTGCAGGCACCAGCATCACGAACAACTTTACTAGCATTTGTTCATCGTGGACAGGTGGCACTTTTGAGGGATATTTGGCTTGGTATCAAACTCCGAACCTCTTCACACCTCGCGTCGCTGATTCCCCAGTCTTCAAGAAGACACAGTCCATCCACGAAGGCAAAGACGATGAACCGAAGCAGAGCTCATCCACTTCAGCTGCTCAAACCGACTTCGACAAGGTTTACAGCGCGGCCAAGGAAGCCGTCGCAGCCATGTCAAACAAGCAACGCATTGACCACGCGTGCGCTACTCAAGATGATCTTCTCGACTCCAACAACCCAAAAGACTTAATCACCCTTTTGGTTCGTCGAGCGATTGGTCAATGATTCGACTACCGACTTATGCGCTGAGGGTTATATCAGCAGTCGAGATTAAAACAAATAGCTTGCT